CAGCAAATACATCTTTAATACCTTGGAAAAGATTATTGTATATAATGTTGTTACCTTCTACGCTGTCAATCTTTGTCCAGGGCGCAACTTCTACACCAACAGTATCTACACCATAAAGCCAAATATCTGTATCATTAATATTTTGTGCATCAATAGCAACTGCTTGATTAGGTGTTGGATTAGTTATACCAAATGACCCTTCATCTAGTTTACCTTGACGGAACTGGCAAAAGAATCCTGTATTAATACTTGCTGCGCCTTGCCCGTCATCTCTAAAAACATATGCTAAACTATTGCCTGGTAGAGGTGGCTCTTCAACTAAAGACTGATCTTGTATATCAACACTAACAACTTCAAATCTAGTTGTACTACCTTCTATTCTTTTACTAAAAGGATATATTGCTTGTTTTGTATTAGTAGCATTTATACGATACTTTTGTGTTACAATGTCATTGATTGTTGCCGTTTTTAAAGGATTACCGATAGTGTTTTGTACAGGTAGTGCTGCATTTAAAACTTTAATAAACTGTTCAAAATAACTTGAGTTAGATTGGTCATTCCATTTAATAACTGTATTTGCAAGATTTAACCCGTTTGAATCGAAAATGCTTTCAGTAGTTTTTACTGTTGATATTTTAAGTAAACCATTTGCACATTGATTTCTTCTTGGATTATATGCTAACATTCTTGCAAGACGCAAGATGCTTTCTCTGCGTTCAGCTGTTTCTAAAAAGTTTTCTCTTGCATTTAAATCTATTCTGAAGGAAAGGTTTTGTCCTAGATATGCTATCATATCTATTAAAGCAAGGAACTCGCTTGACTCAATATAATCATTAAAATCTTCAGGGTAGTTTTGACGCAAATATTGAATCATAGTGCGTCTTAAGTTATCAAAGTCATAGCTTTGGAAATCAGCATTTCTAAATGACTGATAAATGCGTTTCCAATCCTCTGCAACTAATAATCTAGATTGTCTATCTGTTGATGACATGGCATTTCCTTCTATACTATGATATTTATCTGATCTATTAACCGAGCGTTTAACTTAGGCCAATAGTTTGATCAAACTTAAACTTTAGTGTATCCGAAATATTGTAGTTTATAAAAGTAACGCTTGCTTCTACTTGTATGCCATTCTCATAAGTATCTACTATTACATCTCTAGCTTGTAATCTAGGATCATAGTTAATAATTTCTGTAACATTTTCAATAATAGCAGTTCGTGTTTCTTGTGTAAAAGGTTCAAAAAGAAGATCCCAAATAATACATCCAAACTGAGGATCGCTTAGTTTTTCGCCTTGACGAATATGAAAATGATTTATTAAATCTTGTTTAACAAGTTCAAAATCATACAGTGTCCAGTCGTTAGTTTCAGATGCAACTGTGCTGAATCCCCTGTATGCTCGTCCTGAAGTTGCTGTTTTGCTTTTTGCAGGAACAGTTACTCGTTTATATAAGTTTTTTTCTAAATCGCTCATACTGTATTTAACCTACTGTTGGAGTGGTTCCATCTACTGTATCACCACTATTAAGTGTAGGTCGGCCTTGTGATTCAGTCCACTGTGCTAGATAACGTAATGCATCTGCTTTTTCATTTTGGAAACGCCTTACTACACTTGATCTAACAGCAGCAGTGCTTCTACCAAAGTATGCTTGTCCGTTATTCCTACCTCTTTCATTGTACACTGCTTCAATAATAGCACTATCGCTCGGGTTTGTAGTACCTAATGCTTGAAATGCTCTTTCAAATATTCTTGCACAACCTCCTGCGCCATGTTGAACACTTGTACTCCAGATAACATCACCGACAATAGGAGAACGAGAACTTAAATCAACACCTGTTCTACGTTGTATAGCTCTTAATCCTCCTCCATAGTATTTGTTTGCAATGTATTCATGCTGTGTTTCAGCAGCATGTGCATCTGACATTAATGTGCGCCATGTTTGTTTAAAGGTTTCATTTCCATCTCTTGCTGCACCATCACCGCCAGCTCTCGACAATGATTCGTATACTGATGTAGCATTAGTCTGACACCAACTTACATATTCGCCGACTGCACCTGTTTTAGCAGCAAGCTGGTACTGTCCATAACTCCAGCCGCCGGTACTATCCCACCCAATAGCAATAGGGCCTTCTCTTCCTGACTCGTAAGAAGCTGATAATGTACCTAATCTATAATCTCCAGTGTCAGGAAGTTGTACACTACTTGTATAGTCGCCTTGTGGCACTGTACCTGTACCTGAGCCCGAGCCGCCTGCTCTACTATCGTAGTTTCCAGAACTAATATTTCCTCCGCTGCCTGCTACATATGCTGAACATGCTCTGTTACCTTTGTTTTTAGCAAATGTATCAGGAGTAATAACTCTATCTGCTGTAGCAAGGCCTCCTGGTGATTCTCTATCTGTTTCAGGTTTTTTGTAAGATAAAGGATCCATATTCTCATGATGAGGCCATGGTTCGTGTTGCGGAGCTCTTGTTAAAATACTTTGGTAAGCAACTGGCTTTTGTCCGCCAGGTATAACATAAGGTAATGTAGTAGTACTTAACGGATCTACAGTTTTTGCTTGGCTAGCAGGTGCTGCTCCTGGACCATTCATATGAATATATGTAGCAGTTTCTCTATGTTCTCTAGAACTGCTTATATGTGTCGATCCTTGTGTGCTAAATCTATTATCTTGAGTACTGTTTAGATGATAAAATCTACCGTTTGTATGATAACTATCTCTACCAACGCCGTTATGTTGGTCTCTACCTACTGTAATTTTAGAATCTTTGCCTACCATTAAGTTGTAGTTATGTTGTGCTTCAAACTGTATTCTACCACTTTCCAAACTTCTAGCATCAGTTTCTGCACCTTTGCTGTATCTTGCTGTGGCTTTCATGTTAATATTACGACCAGCTTCAAAGTTAATATCTCTTTCGGCAGTAATGTTTAAATCATTATCAGTCATAATACTAATACTATCATCTGCATGAATGTCTATTTTACCGTCACTTGTAAGTTCAATCCATGCTGTTCCTCTGCTGTTACCAATATAAATTAAATCTTCTGAGTTATGTAAAAGTATTTGGTGTCCGGTGCGTGTTCTGAAACGCATAACTTCATTTTGAGGAATAGTCTCGTCGCCACCGAGATCACCTATTTCTTTGTTTACATAGATAGGAGGTCCATCTTCTGCGTGTGTTTTTCTTATAAACTTGTCATCACCATCATCCATAACAAAACTATGTCCGCCTAGTCGGTTGTACGGGGCATTTGTTTTTTCTGGTGCTGCACCAACTTCAAACTTTGGTGAACCTTGTCTTCTATCTTTTGTTCCCGGCGTGTTGATGCCAAAAACTGCACTAGGAACTTCTCGTCTGGCACTAGAAGTAGTTGTTCCTCTTACCTCGTCAAAAATTAAACCTTGTGTTTCTAGTACATTTGTAAAATCTTTGTTAAAAGGTTTGTTAAAAAGTGTAGGATCTATAAGTTCTCCCTTTTCCACTTTTTTATTGTATTCACCTACAGGTAGTTTTGCTCCTTTTAAGTTTGGAGGAGTTTGTTCCGTTGTACGCTCTGTGCTTGCACGACCGTCTGGAACCATAAAGTTCATATAATCTTCAGGAATACATCCAATCCAGTAACCCATGTTTAGATCACCTTCAGCAAATATACAAAGAACCTTAGTTCCGATATCCGGTGGTACCATCCACATGCCATAAGATTTTTGTGTAAACTGGTATCCGTCATTATCTGTTAGGCCTTTGTTAGGTGTAACACCATAAAAAGGCATTAGGTAACGAACGTTTGCTAACTGACCTGTTCTTTCAGGCGTACTACCAGATCCGGTATATCTAAGTATTTCTACTTCTAAGCCACCCATATATTTTCTATCAAGATGGTTAACCACAATGGCTTCGTAGGGGCCTGGATCTTTTAGAGTATTTCCTCTGGACGGTGATCTAGTATAGTTTCCTGTTGTTGCCATTGTTTATCCTGTTTATAATAGTTATAGATATATTAAAAATCTCTTATTCGTTGCGGCAAGTTTTTATTATTAGAAATATCGCTTGCCGGGGCTGCATAATAAGTACCGTCTGGTCTACGTTGTCTAGATAGTACAACTCCGTTACGTCTTGCTTCTTTAATATCTTGGCTAGTCTGTGTTCTACTGTTTTGTATTTCAGCTCTTGAAGCTCGCTGTACTGGAGGTGCTGTTTCTGTTGTTCTAGCAGGTGGTGTCCAATTCCCTGTATCTGCTTCTGTATTATCTGTATAGTCTACTGTTTGATCTTCTTGTTGAGCTACTCTTGCTGTAGTTTCATTATTAACCGTAGGACTACTGTATTCTTGAGCTCTTGCTTGTCTTAAGATTGCATCATCATATTGTCCTGGTGTTGTATCATTTTGAGTAACATTAGGAGGTAAACTAACAGGTTCTTGTTGAGTTCCTGCTTGTCCTTGAGGAGATACTGTATTTCCAGGTCTGTCTTCTTGACCTACGCCGCCTTTTGCACCTGTAGCGACCCCTTTACGTACTACTTGTCCTGTGTTAAAATCATATCTATCATCGTATAAGTCAATCGGAGTATAGTTATAAACGCTACCGGTGCCTCCAGTAGTAGGTTGTGTTCCCGGGGGAGTATAAGATCCTCCTGGAGGAGGAGCAGTTATAGGAGTAGGTTGTACTGTTGGTCCTGTTAATGGCTGTCCGTAACTATCTCTAGGAGGATTAAGTGCTGCATCAAGTCTTGTGTTTAAACTTTCTATTGCTTCTGTAGGATTACCTAAAGTTGATACTACTTCATCTACATTAGATAAAACTTGATCGTAAGGAATACTGTCTATAGGAGGAACTAAACCTCTTTGTTCTAGATATTCTCTTCTTTGCGCAGCATCGAGATTAGCAAGTTCTTCAGCATGTCTAATAGGCCAAATATTATCCACACTCACTAAACCAGCAGCAGCATTATCATATTGTGCTCTTACCGCTGTAAAAGTATTTTGTACTGGTAATAAAACATCGTCTAAACTTGGACGTCTAAGTCCTCTTTGGATTAAATCTTCATCATTTGCATCTAAAGGTAAATTTCTTGACATTTTTCTTCCTTAACACGCTGGGCTAGTTGGTTGTGTTGCTTGCGGAACGCTACCAACTTGATTTGATAAATCAGGTGCAGTAACAGTACTCGGTTGCTGTGCAGCAGGTCTAGGACCTATTGTCCATCCTCCGTTCGAACCTTGACTTACTGCATATGTGTAACCCGGATTAGCTTGTTGATAAGCTCTTGCTGAACTTAATGCTTGATCCATACTAGCATATCTTACACCTTCAGGGCTAGTTGCTGTTGTTGGTGCAGTATTTACAGTTGTTCCTCCAGTAGCATGTGGATTTGGTGTAGTTGGTGCTGTGCCGCTTCCTACTCCTGCATTTGGAGTGGTATTACCTGTTACTGATTCTCCCGAACCTTGTGCACCTGTAATATCTGTTTCTGGATTTTCTTGTACAGGACCTCTGTTATTATCTGTAGGTGGATCATCTTGTCCTCTACGTCTAATCATTTTAAGAGTTTGTGTAAACTTGCCGCCGGAAAATTTATTTGTTACTGCCCAAACACTAAACAATCCACTAAACTGAGGAACTACTTTAGGAAACTCCATTGTTGCGCCTTCAACTTGGTAATCAAATGGGGTTTTGAAATTTACAACACAAAATACTTCATTTTCTTGGTATCTCATAGTACCTTCTTGTGTAGCATTTGGAGAGTCGCCATTTCTTGCAACAAAGTTGCCCATTTCTTGCGGCATAAAGAAGGGATCACCAAATATTTCCATTTCTGCTGTAACCATATCAATAGTTTGGTTAATAATTCTATCATGAAATGTTTCGGCTATTCTGCGTTTTATATCACCGCTGCCTGTCATATCACCAAATCCGCCAGATTGAGGATTTGTAACTTCTGCAACTTGTCCTCCCGAGCTAACACCTCCAGTGCCAGAGTTTTGTGACAAAGACGATCCAGATGATACATCTCTTGCAACTGATGACGTTGATGTTCCTCCTGCTACACCTCCTGCATTTTGTCCAAAGTTTGCAAATGCTGTTTGCATAAATGCATTGTTAAACGAAATATCAAAGTTTAAAATATCTTCATTTTTTCCTGTATAGATATAGTTATATTCTTTTGCTGAGGCTGCTTTTAGTTGTTCTGTATTTGCAGGTCTTTCATTTGGAGCATTGAACTTAGCTTCGTCTGCTTCATAAGGTATTATACTATAAACATAAACTCTAGGAGGACGTCCTAGTTGTGCTTCTGTAGCAGGATTTTCTTCTATAAAGGTATATGTGTCTATTTTAAACCATTGTCTTATACCGTTTTCGGCAGGTTCTGTTGCTCTATCTCTACAATACTTACTGCTAACAACCAGTCTTTCTACTACTTCAGTAATTTTCATACCTTGCGCAAACTGATAATCTCTAGAACGTTCTGCTGGTGCAAGTTCAGGAGAGTTTCGAGTAGTCCTAAGTATAGCATCATCATATGTTCCTGCTTGAGATCCATGTGCTTGGTTTCCGCCTTCAGCAACATCTTCTACCAAAACACTTGTTCCTATTTCGTTCATTGCATTAACATCTTCTGCAAATGTTTTTAACTTAGCATAAGCTCTGCCTACACTTGATATTGTTGCACTAACAATATTATTATTTGTATCTTCGTATCTTCTTCGAAGAGTTTGTTCTGCACGTGCCAAAGCCGGTGGCGGAGATCCTGCAAGTTCGGGATTTCCACCGATAGCATCGCTTATTCTTTCGTCAATGTCTAATCTTAGAGCATCTTCACTGATTACATCTCTTGCTAGATAATCTTTAAGTTCTTGTCTCGATTTTGGAAATATTACAACATACCTATCATAAGGTGCTATTGTTCCGCTTTCTTCTAATGCACTTATTCTAGCGTTCATAATATTTGTTACACTTCGTGCGCCTGTTTCTAAAACAGTACTAACAACATCGCCATTGGCATTTATAGGTGTTTTTATTTCATTAATATCATCACCTAATCCTGTTTCACTCATAGGTATTGCTTTAACTTCATATATAGATCCTTTACCATCTACATTAAAGTCCATTTTAGTAAACTTAATAGGAATGAATATAGGATTCATTACTCTTTCTTGAGGTCTATTTCCATACTCATCCCATCCAACAAAATCTATTCTTATACAAAACGGTGCATCAAGGTAGTTTGAAAATCCTGACTCAGCTGAAGCTCCTATTATTGCTTCAATAAAGTTACCCATACTGTAAGGTTCTTGTACTGAAAAAGTTAAACTTGTTCCTAGAGAAACATTTGTGTTTTGGTTAGGTGCAATAACTGCATCCATTTCTAAGTTGTCAATAAAATATTCTGCGTGTCCAGGATTATCATTGTTAAACTCTGAATCAACACGATATCTTTTATTGTAGTTGCCGCCGCCTCCTTTAATAATATAGTTTCTAAATCCTCCACCGTTTCTGTAAACGTCAGGATTGTTGTATTCTTCTGCACTTAAAATACCAAGAGTAATAATATAGTTAAAACTCGAATAGTTTCTTAAAGGATTTGCTATTTTACTGAATGATGTTCCGGCTCCTGTTCGTACTCCTGCCCATGCTTGTTGTGGAAGATCTTCAAACTGTCCTAAACTTGCTTGCGGTATAGGAGCACTTAGTCTAGTAGCATAGTCAGCAAACTCACTTTGCTGTAGTGCTTCGTTGTATAGTTCTCTTAAACCATCATATCTTTCGCCTATAGCACTAGTGAGCTCTGCAACACTCCTTGGAACTACAGATATTGGATTATTTTTTATACTTTGTAGTTCAGGAGCAGAACTTACAATATTATCAACTGCTCTAGAAACACTAGAACTAATAGATTGTCCTGATCCTAAACTAGAAACACTAGACTGTAACCCTGAAGCAATATTTCTTGTTAGTCCGCTTGCTCCTGTAATACCAGGAAGTCCATTTGTAAGTTGATTTAAGTTTAGTCCACCAGTTAATGGGCCTAAACTCCTACCAGACAAGTTTCCTACATCTAGTGTACCATTAAGTACATCGCTAATACCGCCGGTAATACCTCTTATACCTTGTGCATTTCTTTGTGTATTTGCAAAAAAGTCTTCAGCTTTTTTAGATAAAGTTGCTGCTTGACCTACTACTCTCGAGTTTCCAGGCATAAGCGATTGTGCATCTCTAGTTAATGCACTTACACTTCTAAAAGTGTTTTGTATAGAACTATTTCCACTTAGAGTATTAACTAAATCTCCTGCCGAACTAATATTACTAATAGTTCCTTGTAATGATCCAGTGTTTCCTGTTATTTGTCCTATACTGCTGCTTATTCTACCTATGTTTTTTTGGATATCGTTAAACTGTGCAAGGCCTTGAGAAACTTGACCAAACTGGCCTAGTCCCCTATTAATAGCGGTTTGTGTATTAGCAACTTGTCTTAATGGGTTGTTAAACCTAAATGCCATTAATAGTTTAGCCTCTCTCTTAGATTTTTACCTTGTGGCAAGTATATTTCTGTTCCGGTTATAAAATCAAAAACAGGATCTTTTAAAATGTCAGGATTTCTTTGAGAAAATACCCACCATAAATCTTTGTAGCCGTATAAATCATAAGCAAGTAAATCTGGTCTATGATTGTATGCAGGTTTTATAGCATATAGTACATCGTCGCCTGCTATTGGTATAGGTATAGGTTTTAATATATCTAAATATCCTGAGCCGGTTATTGCTGTTTGACTGTAAGGACTTAAACTTCTAGGCATTATACAAATCCTTCGCTTGAACCAATATGTGTTCCGTTGATATAATCATTTAAACTAAATCTTGAATGACTACGTCTTGCATATTGTGGCTGTACTGTAACTGTAAATGTTGATTGTATCGGAACAAAGTTTACTTCATTATTAACTTTACATTCAATATAGTCAACATCTTGTGGCATGTCTGTTGTAAAGTTTGTTATTACCACAGGAATATTGTTTAAAACATGTTTTCCGTAACCATTGAGTCTTACAACCATTGGCGGATTGCCTAATGGATCGCTTTCGCCATAAAACATTTTAGTCATAGTTCTAAAGTAATGAAGGACTGCAATCCAATATTTTGCGTCTCTTTCATTTTCTTGTATAAACTCTCCTGTGATTGTAATCTGATCAATTTGACTGTTTTCATAAGCATAAAAAGGATGATTAGTATGTGTTGGTTGCACACTAGTATAGTTTGCACTACTACCTAACAATATAGTTGGGTTAAAAGGAAATACTAGTTTATTAAGTTCAGCAAAAGGAGCAAAAACATTTGATTCTTGTAGCTGGCTAGGAACACTTAAACTTACTCTCCAGTCTGTATCTTCAGATTCTCTAGCAGACTCGCCTACTTGTGCTTGAACCAAAGTAGGTCGTTGCGGTCTTGCTTGTGCTCCAACACCTGCTGTAGCATTTTGTGCCATTCTATTTGCTGTACCTACGTTTCTAGGACTTATTCCAGCAGTCGATGGCGGTTGCCAACCACCAGTATAAGCATCAGCATTGTCTGTGTAATCTACAGTTTGGTCTATATTAGAACCTTGGTATGATGGTCTTGTTGCCATATTTTAATATCTCCTATAGTATTTAGTTGACAAACTTAACTACGTATATTATAATATAAATACATTAACCGGAGCCAACAACATATGAGAAAAAGAAATTATCTTAATAATCGAGACATTTTATCTGAAATACACAAATCAAAAAACACATTTAACAGCTATGTAGAAAAGGACTACGCTAGTTATGACATTATTCTTGAAAGTGTTGACAAAATCAACATTAGAACTATAGCAGAAGCAAAGAGAAACAAAGCAAAACGCCTTAGCACGGAAGATTATGAGTCAAGACGCATGGCTGGAGAAAAAGTTAAGCAAGCAGAATGCGAAGTAAACTATAAGTCTATTACTAAAGAAGAACTAATCTTTCGTATTATGACTTTTGATCATATCCCAGAAGAACCAGGACGTAAAAAGAATCCAAAAACAGTAGCAGATACTAAAACTAAACTAAACTTTCCCCCCTTTCAACATTACAAGTTTAACGATGATGGAGAACTTGTATGTGTAGGCAAGAGTCACTGGGAAGGTGGCATGGAAAACGGACATTTTTCAAAAGAACATGGAAAAGCAACAGACAATCTTGCATTAATGTGGATCAAACTATGCGAACGCTATGCAACTAGAGGCAATGTGCGTGGATATACATATAATGACGAAATGCGAGGACAAGCAATACTACAGTTAGCACAAATCGGCTTACAGTTTGACGAAAGTAAATCGCAAAACCCATTTGCATATTATACTGCCGCAGTTACTAACAGTTTTGTTCGTGTTATTAATATTGAAAAGCGTAATCAGAACATTCGAGACGATATTCTTGAAATGAATGATCTAAATCCTTCGTACACTAGACAGCACCAAGGAGAATGGGAAGCAAGTGTTAAGAGAAACGAAGAAGCAAGTGCTTCAGTCTTTTCTGAGAAAAAATAGTTGACAAGTGTGTAATTACATAGTATACTTTAACAAGTATATATGGAGGATATTCTTTGTTTAAAAAAGCCGCGGTGTTTACAGACATCCATTTCGGCCTCAAAGGCAACAGTCGGGTGCATAATGACGACTGTGAAGAGTTTATTGATTGGTTTATCGAACAAGCAAAAGAAAATAACTGCGAAACTGCTATTTTTTGCGGTGATTGGCATCACAACCGTAACAGTCTTAACCTTACAACTATGGATGCAACCATTAGGAGCATGGAAAAGCTCGGACAAGCGTTTGAACAATGCTTGATGTTTGTTGGTAACCATGATTTGTACTACAAAGACAAACGTGATGTAAGTTCAACTGAGTTTGCAAGACATATTCCAGGTATTACAGTAGTGGATAAGATTACTGTAGAGGATGATGTTGCGCTTGTTCCGTGGCTAGTAGGTGACGAATGGAAGAAAATGGAAAAGATCAAAGCCAAGTATCTGTTTGGTCACTTTGAACTACCAAGTTTCTACATGAACGCTATGGTGCAGATGCCGGACCACGGTGATCTAAAACCTGGACACTTTAAACACCAAGACTATGTGTTCTCAGGACACTTCCACAAACGTCAAAAGCAAGGCAAGATACATTATATTGGTAACGCTTTCCCACATAACTATGCAGATGCTTGGGATGATGACCGTGGTATGATGATTCTTGACAAAGAAAATGGTAAAGATCCTGAATACTTGAACTGGTGGAACTGTCCTAAATATAGAACAGTTAAACTTTCAGAGCTTCTTGACCGTACAGACGAAATAATCAAGCCTAAAATGTATCTTCGTGTTACACTTGACTTGCCAGTTAGTTACGAAGAAGCAAACTTCCTTAAAGAAACATTTATAAGTCAGTACGGTTGTAGAGAAATTACACTAATACCGCAAAAACAGATTGAAGAAATCTCAACAGACTTAGATATTGCACAGTTTGAAAGTGTCGATCAGATTGTAGCAAGTGAAATCGCAGAACTTGACACTGAAAACTTTAACAAGAAGATGTTGCTAGACATCTATAATGGTTTAGAATGATTAGAATCAAAGATTTAACCGTAAAAAACTTTATGAGTGTGGGCAACCAAACTCAAGCTGTTGACTTTAACCGTGAACAGCTCACTTTAGTGCTTGGCGAAAACTTAGACCAAGGAGGTGACGACCAAGGATCACGAAACGGTACAGGCAAAACTACGATAATCAACGCATTATCCTATGCACTGTACGGTCAAGCACTGACCAACATCAAACGCAACAACCTTATTAACAAAACTAATAGTAAGGGGATGTTGGTCACCCTACATTTCGAAAAAGATGGAGTAGATTATCGGATTGAGCGTGGACGCTCTCCTAATGTACTCAAGTTCTTTATCGATGAACATGAGCAAGAACTTACAGACGAGTCGCAAGGCGACAGTCGTAAGACACAAGAAAGCATTAATGACCTATTAGGCATGAGTCATGACATGTTTAAGCACATTGTTGCACTAAACACCTACTCAGAACCTTTCTTAAGCATGCGACAAAACGATCAACGTGCTATTATTGAACAGTTGCTAGGTATTACACTGCTTTCTGAAAAGGCTGAACTACTAAAAGAACAGGTTAAACAAACAAGAGATGCTATCACAGAAGAAACAATGCGTATCGATGCGATACAAACTGCAAATAGCAAGATTGAATCAACTATTGAAAGCCTAGTAAGTAGACAACGTGCCTGGCGTACATCACAACAGTCAACCGTTGATAAACTAGAACAAAAAATACAAGAATTAGAGCAACTAGACATTGATGTAGAACTAGAACTACATGAAAAACTGTCAAACTGGACAGAAATGAACAATGCTATTTTGGCTCTTAATAAAGAAAAAAGCACATTAGAGAGTGCATTACTACGTGCTACTAAAAGTGTAGAAAAGGCTGAAAAAGACATCGCAAATCTTGACGATGCTACTTGTTATACATGCGGACAAGCACTACATGACGACAAAAAAGCAGAAATCGAAGCACGAAAAACTAAAGAACTTACAGATGCTATGGCATACCAAACAGAAGTTGCTGGAAAACTAGAAGAAGTTATGAACGGGTTGGATGATATCGGCGATATCAACGGTCGTCCTAGTACTTTTTATGAAACAGCAAAAGAAGCATATGAACATAGAAACAACGTAGATAACTTAAAGCAAACATTGATAAGTAAACAGCAAGAAGAAGACCCTTATCAAGTACAAATCGACGATTTAAACAACACAGCTATCCAAGAAATCAAATGGGATACTGTAAATGAGCTTACTT